ACGACGTTGAAGTCAGAGAGGTTCAATTCAAAGATGGACTTCTTACCGTCAAGTTGGGTAAAGTAGTACCAGATCATCACGCTCGAAAAGACTATCTTAAATAAATTATAAAGGGATCTTGACGATCCCTTTTTTTATGGTATAATATAAAGGTCAGAGAAATACTGGCTGCGGTTATTCCCTTTGGTAGGTTCAGAATAAGCGGCTATAGGAATCTACCATTCCAATTATTATTAATATGTCAATCAAAATCGCCCTGCTAAAATCTGGTGAGCAAGTGGTAACTGATATAAAAGAACTTATGTCAGAAGACAAACCAGTCGGTTATCTATTCAAAGATCCAGAAACACTCACCATAAACAAATCATTTCTAGTATCAGATAGTGACACCTCTGTTGAGATATCTCTCACACAGTGGATTCTTATGTCATCTGATCGTGAATTGGCTGTACCAACAGATTGGATAGTTACTATTGCTGAACCGATAGATAGCGTAATGAAAATGTATAAGGACAAAATAGATGCAAAAAACAATTAAGTGCCTACTACTCAAAAATGATACAATTTTAGTATCAGAAATAGTAGAAATGGGATCAGAACTGGGTGAACCAGATTGTAAATTGATTGATCCATATAAATTAATCAAACATCCAGATTCATATACATTAGAATCTTGGATTGACTATTCCGCACAGAAAGAATTTATGCTACACTCTGATAGTATTCTAACTTTGGTTGATCCTACTTTAGATATAGTTGAGAAGTATCTGGAACTTACTGAATAATGCGATTCTATACAAACGTCCAAATGGTTGGTGACAACTTCTTGGTTCGTGGTTATGAAGATGGAAAACATTTTGCCACTCGTGAGAAATTCTATCCAACTCTTTTTGTAGATTCAAAAAGAAAGACAAAGTATAAAACACTTGATGGTTTGCCCGTAGAACCAATTGAACCTGGCACTGTAAGAGAGTGTCGTGATTTTGTAAAGAGATATAATGAGGTAGAAAATTTTAATATCTATGGTAATGAAAGATATATCTATCAATACATTTCAGACAAGTATCCTGAAAACGAAGTCAAGTTTGATATTGAAAAAATTAAATTAGTTACTCTTGATATTGAGGTGAAGTCTGAAAATGGATTCCCCGATGTAGAATCTGCTGCAGAAGAAATACTACTCATATCAATACAGGACTATACAACAAAACAGATTCGCACTTGGGGTCTGGGTGAATTTAATAACAAACAAAAGAATGTAATTTACAAGTCATTCACTACAGAGTATGATCTTCTAAATGCATTCATTAATTGGTGGATGATAGAAGATAATACACCAGAAGTTATTACAGGTTGGAATAGTAAGTTATATGATATTCCATATGTTTGTCGTAGATTACAAAGAATTCTTGGTGGTAAGTTGATGAAACGTATGTCACCTTGGGGTTTGGTAACTGAATGTGAAACTTATATTGCAGGTCGTAGACATATTTCATATGATATTGGTGGTGTCTCACAGTTAGATTATCTTGACTTGTATAAGAAGTTTACTTACAAGGCACAAGAATCATATCGTTTGGATTATATTGCAAGTGTTGAACTTGGACAAAAGAAACTTGACCATAGTGAGTTTGATACTTTCAAGGACTTCTATACAAATGGTTGGCAGAAGTTTGTAGAATACAACATCATTGACGTTGAACTTGTTGACCGTATGGAAGATAAGATGAAGTTGATTGAACTTGCATTAACGATGGCATATGACGCAAAGGTCAATTATGAAGATGTATTCTATCAGGTGCGTATGTGGGATACAATTATCTACAATTATTTGAAGAGAAGAAATATTGTAATCCCACCTAAAGAAAGATCTGATAAGAATGAAAAGTATGCAGGTGCATATGTAAAAGAACCCATACCTGGTAAGTATGATTGGGTGGTTTCTTTTGACTTGAATAGTCTATACCCACATTTGATTATGCAATATAATATTTCCCCAGAAACTTTATTAGATACAAGGCATCCTTCTGTTACGGTGGATAAAATCCTCAATGAAGATTTGACTTTTGAGATGTATAAAGATAATGCAATATGTGCAAATGGTGCAATGTATCGAAAGGACGTAAGAGGTTTCCTACCAGAACTGATGGAGAAGATGTATAATGAAAGAGTCATATTCAAAAAGAGAATGATCAAAGCGAAGAAAGAATATGAAAAAACAAAGACAAAAACGTTGGAAAAAGAAATTGCCCGTTGCAACAATATCCAGATGGCAAAGAAGATTTCTCTTAACTCTGCCTATGGTGCGATTGGTAATCAATACTTCCGCTATTATAAATTAGCAAATGCGGAAGCAATTACCTTATCAGGGCAGGTTTCTATTCGTTGGATAGAAAACCGCATGAACAATTATCTAAACAAAATACTCAAAACGGAGGGTGAAGACTATGTTATTGCTAGTGATACTGATTCTATTTACCTTAATCTTGGTCCTCTGGTGGAGGTCGTATACAAAGATCGAGAGAAGGATGGTGCGAGCATTTGTTCGTTCCTTAACAAGGTCTGTGAGGTGGAATTTGAAAAGTATATTGAGGGTTCTTACCAAACGTTGGCGAAGTACGTAAATGCTTATGATAACAAGATGGTTATGAAGCGAGAGAACATCGCTGATCGTGGTATCTGGACTGCCAAGAAAAGATATATTCTAAACGTATGGGATAGTGAGGGTGTACGATATGAAGAACCTAAACTGAAGATGATGGGTATTGAGGCAGTTAAGTCATCAACTCCTGCACCTTGTCGTCAAATGATTAAGGATGCCTTGAAACTTATGATGAATGGAACTGAAGAGGAAGTGATTGATTTTATTGATGAGTCCCGAAAACAATTTAAAAGTTTACCTCCAGAAGATATTGCATTTCCTCGCACAGCATCAAACGTACAGAAGTACAAAGCATCATCAACAATATATGCAAAAGGAACTCCAATACATGTTCGTGGAGCATTACTCTTTAATCATTATATCAAACAAAACAAACTTGATAAAAAGTATTCGTTGATTGGTAATGGTGAAAAGGTAAAGTTTCTTTATCTTTACAAACCAAACATTATCCAAGAAAATGTATTATCCTTTATACAGGACTTCCCACATGAACTTGGACTTGACAAATACGTAGATTATGATCTACAATTTGAGAAGAGTTTCGTTGAACCACTTAAGACAATACTTGATTCGATTGGGTGGAATGTCGAAAAAACTGTTAACCTTGAATTATTTTTTACATAATGGACTTACCAATTGACAAACAAGAGTTCGACTACATAGTTACTGCACTATGGAGATGTCGAAAGAGTGAAGATAAGTGTGGTGATTTATATGATAAGATGAAGATAGTGCAGGAAGTTATGGATAAATATCCAGACGGTCCTTATAAAAAAATACTTCGTGAAGAATATGGGATGGTAGCATGAAGATAGATAACCATTTTGATCCCACAGATGATCTTGAAAAAGAACTTCTACAAGAACTTGATGACATTGCAAAGCAGTTGAGAGGGAAGATTACTTATAACACTTATGGGAATAGTGAAGGTAAGTCATCTAAAACAGTAATTATTGAATACAACATTGAAAAATAACATGGAATTTTTAAAAGAAATAGTAAAAGAGATAGGAGATGAATA